AGCTTGGTGTTCAGCATCTTCTACTGCCTTGTGGGTCGTTTTAGTTTTATACTTTTTGTCTTTAAGACTGACACCTGCTACTTCAAACAAAGTTCGGGTATCTCTAACAGACCAGTATGTCCAAGGTATTTTCATGTCAAGTTGTCGCCATGCTGATTCCATTGCCACAATGTCAAAGCCTGCACCGTTGCTCCATACTGCACGACGATTCCAACAAAATCTAGACATTTTTTCCATGCATGATCTAAACGATTCTCTTCCCCTGTCACCCATGGCTTCATCTAATGCTTGTGGGCTTTGAGAACCCCACCATTTAATTGTGTCATCGCTGATCGTTCTATTGAACTTTTCAGTTTGCTCATCAATTTCAGGTCTTAGTTCTAGCTTGTCAACTATCCCATTGCCTTTTGGGTCAAATAAAACAACACCAATCGTTAGTATCACACACTCGGGACTTGTGTCCAGGCTTTCTATGTCAATCATTATGTCGGGCACTTTTTTCTCCAGTTAGTATAAAGTCAATTAACTTTTCATCCATTGCTACTCCAAATATTATCTATCAATTTCAGTTCATCTATTATATCAGCATCTATGTAATTTAGCAATAGAGCATGGCGAGGTTGAGTAGTTATATTGGGCATACTAGAGTGAAGTAGTTTGGTGTTGTACATCAGCACACTGCCCTTGGTAAGAATGGGTTGGATATTATTTTCAGCAAACCATTTGTCATGCTTGCCCGCATAGCAGCTTTCAATATCAAAATCCTGTAACTGACTATAAGAGCAAACACCAGTTGAACCATTTTCAGGTGTAATGTCACACAAAGCCACAATCATCTGAACACCCAGCATGGATTGAGCCATGCTCCATTTCTTAAATCTGTTTGGTGTATCTACATGTGGGTTAATCACCGTGCTACCTGGATTTAATGTGACAACATCCGATGCATAATGCTTGACATTTGCCAATGCAGATTCTACAACTGGATCTATCAATTGTCTGATTGATTTAAATTCAGGCAAGTCATCTACCAGCTTGCTCCACCAAATTGCAATATCAGGTAAGTTAGCAATCTCTTGTTTTTCTGCATATTGTTTATTCTGTGACAATGCACGAATAGGGTACAAAGTGCCTAGCTTATCATTAAACAAATCAATAATGGCTTCTGGCACTAATTTATCAAGTACCAACCATCCCTTGCCCGTTGTAAGTGTATTTTTATTCATGTGTGCCATAATTCATATATAACTTGTGCTTTATCATCAAAGATGTCCACTGATACCTTACCTCCGACAAAACTAAAGTCCCAAGATTGTCCTCTTTCACCTAAATTTCTTCTAAGCCATTTTACGATTTCAGTTGGATTTTCTTTTTTATCCACACAATTATACAAGTAAGTTTTTCTTGCTCTCATAACCACCTCAATATAAACAACACCGCATCTTTTTCATTTTCAAACAACCATAATGGTCCACTTGAGTGATATACCATGTTGAGACTTTTGCACCAATCATCTACATCAGACTTGGGCTGTCTAGTTGGTCTAGGTATTCTAACTTCAGTCCACCCTGCATCTCGGTAGAAACTAGCCATAACTTCGGCATCAATTTCGGCGCCTAAGTCAGCCAGCACTATAGAGACTAGTTCTTCTTCATTTTTCATGCCCACCTCAGTGCAAACCATATTGCATCTTTTTCTGTTGCAAAACAAACTCTATACTTGCCTATATTTTCACGACCTGCCCAATATATAGACCACAGTCCTGTACGATTAGAAATAGGACTCCACCTTTCACCTAGATGCTCTTTACACCATGATTGTGCTGCTCTGTGATTAGATGAATCAATGTATATTTCATGATCCAAGTATCTTCGTTGTACACTCATATACCAAGTTCATTACGCATGTTGAAATTTACTGATGTGGGTTCACACCATACTCGTTCTGCTGGAACAGGCTTGGGTATATCTTTTAGCGCAACAAACAATCCTCTGCTGTTAAGCACAACATGATCCACAATGTGAATATGGCCTTCGTACTCTACAGCCTTTCCAGGAGTAAACAGTTGCATTCTAACAGTGGGTAAAATTCTAGGTTCGGTTACCATCTTAGTTTAGCTAATAAGCAATCTCGTTCATGACGAAATTTAATCTTTACATAATCCATGGTGCAATCCCATCTAGCATGTCTTTCACAATTGTCTATGTTATTATACAGCCATTGTATAATTTCTGTACAATTTTCCATTACCTTTTCTCGGTTTACAGAAATAGTATGCTTATACCAACCTGGGGTAGTATCTTCCCATGTTCTTCTGTCGTCATAATGTGAAAAGTTTATGTCCATTTAAGAGTGTACCAAGTTTGTTGTTCGGGACTTTCCCAATCAAATACCACATGAAGACTTTGTTTTATATCAAACACCACACGGTATGGTCCTGGAATAATTGATTGGGCATGTGCATTTATATGCTTTAATGTAAGTTCATCTAATGGTTCAAACCTGTAAAAATTAAATATTTTTTCAAGCGTATTGTATAAGTGCTGCATCATTCCCAGTATAGTTTAAACCAGTTTAACTGACTTTTGTTTTTAAAACATATAGCATGAAAATGAGGATTGTATTCCCAAGTATCACTTTCAAATACCAATTCACACCATGTAATTTGCTGTCCTATTTTCTTAAAACTAAACATACCCGAAGTATCAATTACACCTGCTGCCGCGCTGTACTCAAACTCAGTATCCTGCATCATTTAGTAATCTTTTAATTTGCACCACATCTTCTTTATCTCGTATAAATCTAATTGCCCATTGTTCAGGATTTATATAATCTAAAATCATTTTTTCCTGATCTGCTGTTACTGAAGAAAGAAATTTAATGCCGCTTTCACTTTGATATAGAACCCAAGGAGTTATTTTACCAGTTGTAATTGCATAACAAATCTTATTTGAGTTTCCATATCTGAGATAGTCGCATGATTTTATCCCACTTTCATTAGCAAGGTCAATCATAGTTTCAATGCTTCTGGCCACTGCATCAAACGGGTCTTCAGTTTTTGTATACTCAATCAAATATTTATTATAGTTGCTGTCTTTGCACCATGTGTCTATCTTGATCTTTTCTTTAAGTAACCAATCCACATACCTAGTTATGTTAATGGCTTTGATATCGCAACAATAAGCCCCAAACTTAATAAACGCAGTGTAGTATGGACTTCTGATGAAATCTTCATACACTTTGTTAGTCTTACTCATGCTTGTCTTTGAGAAAAATTGAAGCCAAGCTTGATAACCGATTCTGTTGCTTTTCTTATCTCGTTCCATCCATCTGTGCTTATTCTGACAGATATGATTTATAATTGTTCTTTCCCGGGCAAAGGTCTGATTACAAAACTCACAGGTATTTTCTGTTTTAATTACCCCTGTCTTTTTCATATTGCTTGAGTTGTTCTTCAGTTGTTATAGAGGAAAGTGCTTCAATGTCTTCTCGTTTCATATTGGGATACAGCTTTGCCAAATGACATTTCTTTTTATGCTCAATGACAAATTGTCCAGCCAACTCAGATAAATCAGAATCACTGCTTTTAGGGTATATTTTCTTGTAGTATTCTTTAATGTCTTTTGCTTTTGCAGGCTCACTAAACGATGACACCTTTGCGCTTATGTTTGGAATCCATTGATGAAACTGCTTGCCCACGCCCGGTGATGCGGCACACAACATCAACCACTGTAGCTTGACATGGTTCTTAACTCGCTCATTGAATAAATGCGTATTTGCATGATAATTGACACTTCGCAAATAGTATGCTTGAATGCCGCCTGTTGCCTTTACTGCGCTCATCCAATGAGTCATCATAAAAGGAACAAATTTCTTTTGTTGTTCATCAGTTAGATTATCCAGATATGAATAATCTTTTCTATCCAATGCAGCCAAAGCATTGAACAAATCAAAGTCTTGACTTTCTAGTTTTTCATCAATCGGAGTACTCTTTTTAGTTGCCATATATTATATAGTATGTTTGATTAAAATCACAAAAGGCACCGTCACCGTTAAAGTATGGTAAGTTGTTAGAGAACTTGACTAATATCCACAATTTCACAATTGCGACTAATCTCTTTTACAAAATATGCACATCTAGGAGAAGGACCATCCTCAATGGGTACACATAAGAATTGACCGTTTTTTAATCTAGGTGCATACCATGTCACATCATGGTAAATATCTATAATCTCAATTGGAGCAAAGTCCATCATGAATGATGACAGTGGATTAAAAATAAACACATTAAACCCTCTGTCATTGATACTACTCAGTGGTAAAGTCTCTAAGTCGCCGTGTTCTTTTTCTCCAATTAGTATTTGCCAATCAATGGGCATTTTAATTGTGTGTTCACCTATCTTTAGAACCAGCGCAGGTGCATTAAATGATTCTAAAAAGATCAGAGGTATATAGTGATAGTCTACATTAGTGGGGTTACTGTTATCTAATATGGCAAATCGTAAATCATCTACCTCGTCAGGAATCTCAGTTAAATCATAGGGTGTGTTGTCAAGTGAAAGTATTTTAATTTTAATTCTCCGAGTTCATTCATTATAAATGATTATAAACTGAATGTCAATCTATTTGGTGCGATAACTAAGTTTTTCCACGGTAAAGTCATACTTTGCTTCATTGTAGAAACTCTTTCGCTGAGTCAAATGTCGTTTGGAGAATTTACAATTGCTGGTTATGTCATAGATTTCCACATGATCTTTGTCTGGAGCCATGCGCAATCCTCTGCCAATACTTTGTATGGTTCTGACAAAGCTTTTACCCGGTTCAATCAACACAACATTAAAGATTCTGGGCAAATTAATCCCCACGGCTGCTACTTGATATGTTGCCAGTAAAACCAATCCTGAATTAACTGCAATCTTATCATATTCATCTTGTCTGTTTGTTACTTTAGTTGCACCACTGACAAACACACTGTCTGGGATTCTACTTTCAAGTTCTTTTCCTGCTGCAATTCTATCAACAAGGACCAAAGTGTTTCCTGTGACTTTTAGTTTGTTAATTAGATTACCAATTACATTTAACCGTTCTTCATTCTCAAGTAAATACTTTAATTCACTTTGGTAGTCTTTGTACTCTACATTGTCTTGTAGCTGAACAATGTTTACATGACACTTTGCCAAAACACCTTGTTCTTGTAGCTCACTAGCTGGGAGATAATTTATCACATTGCCAAAGCATATTTTAAGGGTAATAGCATCCATTTTTTCTTTAGGCACAGTACCTGTTAGCCCCCATCTAATGGGAACAGTACCGAGTACACCTGTAAGCAGTTCTTTTAGTGCAGCAGCCTTGGCTCCATGTACTTCATCACAGATAACGCACACAACATTTTCAAGAAACTCAGTGATTGTAACTTCAGCTTCGCCTGCTTTGGTATTCTTCAACATGGCATTTAAGCTTTGCCAGGTGCAAATTGTATGCGTCTTCCCGTATTCTTTTCTGGCACCATAATACACTCCCACATCAAGACCTAAATTGATATAATCTTTTTCTGTTTGCGTGACCAGTGATACATTTGGCACAATGATTATACTGCGACCATAGTTTTCAATTGAATAACTAAGAGCGGCAGTTACCAGAGTTTTTCCTGCGCCGGTTGCTGCTTGTTGCAAACACTGAGGATTGGAGAGAAAGTTGTTTACCAATTCAATTTGATAGTCCCTTAGTACAACAGGTTGACCTTCAACTGGATGACCTTTTGGCCAGTTCTTATGCTTGAAAGTCTCAGCAGATACTGTGGCAAAGTTAAATGTAGTAGAGTATTGGCGTGAGTCTTCTAATTCAATATCGTACCCAGCATTGTCAATAACTGGGATTATCTCTTCTAATAAATTAACATAAGATGCACCACCAATACTAAAGAAACTTGTTTTACCGTTCCACCTGCCCAAACGAACAGCAGGTAAATATCTTGCTCCCGGAACATCAAATGAAAACAACTTCATCAGTGTTTTGCGTTCACTTAGTTCTAATCCACTGATGCGGACATTTACTTCATCTTCAATTTTAATAATTGCTTTTTTATTCATTGTTGTATTTTACACTGATAGTCAACTCATTACAAGTATAACGGAAAAAGGGACCAAGTCCCTTTGTTTAGATACTCAATTTTATTTATTACCCAATGTAGATGGGCTGTGGTCTAGAAAATGCTCATCGTCTTTGGTGTATAAAAATGCGTCAGGATCAGTGATTGTAATTGCCAAATCACTGTGTAGCAATTTATAATCGGTAAATGTTTCCAGAGTGTATCCATTGTACACTCTGAAATAATACCCATCATCTGTACGAATCAGTATCCCAGTTAAACCCTTTGCTGATTTATTTGTCATGCCAACTCCAGTTGTTCAATCTTTTCAAATGCAATCACTGCTGGCAATAACAAAATGCAAGCTGGGTCTTCGCTCAATGCCCACCACATTTTGAGTTCATCGGGGGTCATGTCAAGAAACTTTGCTGAGTGATCCCAAGCAACGAGTGCCAATACCGCAACCCACGCCGCATCCCACGCCGCATCCCACGCCGCCTCCCATGCCGCATCCCCTGCCGCATCCCCTGCCGCATACCTTGCCGCACGCCATGCCTCATCCCTTGCCTGAGCCTTTGCTACCTCCCTTGCCCGATCCCATGCCGCATCCCTTGCCGCAACCCATACCTCGGGATGGGCCTT